GACATTCCTGAAACATTTAATAGTCCATCGCATACTTGTTTGCTCCGGTTAAAGGGATCTATTCGCCCACTCCACTCCTAGTCCAACCTAAGGTGGGCGACAGTATTCACAACGTGTTATGAACATACTGAAGACTCAGTGTTTAGTACACTGAGGGAAACCAGGGGTTTTATAGATACCCACTTCAATCTCTTGCCATCAGTCCGTAATCGACTAGATAAATCTTATCTAGCAAACTGCAAGAGTATGAGTACCCAACGCGGACCTTGCGGATAAGATCCGCAAGTTCGTCAATTTCCGCAATTGAGCACTCATACCTGGCGCAGATGTCCTCCACATCCACAACCCACTGAGACAGATCCTGATCAACCTCCACAGACTTGAAACCGATGTCCAAATCGTGGGCCTCGCTGTGGTTAAAGCGTGTGCGCAGGGCCTGAACGATAGGGCACTCAGGATGGTGCTTTAGCCCTCGAACCACCGAGGACCAGTGCCTGTGCGCGCGCTCGTTGTCCGTCATAGTGGAGAACACGAGATTGGATACGCCCAGGTGCTTGGCAGTCAGGTCCCCATCGACCTGGCCAAGGTTGCGGAGGATGCAACCAAGATTCATAACCATCTTGGTGTCATCCCCCGCGGTTGGGTGTGAGCACCGCATGGGCGAGCGTTTTAAGAACTGAATCTTAGAGCGCTCACTCACACTAGTCCCACACAACTCAACCGACTTTGAGTGCCCGCACACCGCCGCACCTGCTTTAATGGCCGTCACAAACCCGTCCACAGTCCTGGGACCATAGGCGAGGTAGTGATGGGTGGCCACACAAGTACCGGCGGAGTTGATTGCGTTCACTCCAGTGGTTGCAACTGTCCCCGATCCCTCAAAGGGTCCCACCATGTTCACGGATAGAACTTCAGCCCGGTTGGACGGGTTGCGTAGCTCTATAGGCATCATGAGTTGCTGGAGAATGCCGCACGCTCTGCGGACGTTAAAACCAGCCAAACACATACCATACACCATGAAAGGGTAGGCTCCATTGGAGGAGTCGTTGGACTCCACATCCGTGTTAGCGGCTATGGTTGTCCCCCCGAAATTTACCATCTCAATCATGTCGTCAGACATAGCAACAGCCAGATAGGAATCGGGTTGCATTGAGGCTTCCATGACAGCGCGGAAAATGGCATCTAATTCCGAGCTGCTAGTGCAGTTTACCACACAGATGGCGCCTGTGAGGCCGTTGACTGTCGGCAGGACATGCCAACCCATGATACACTTCTTCAAGTAATCTGGGAGGGCGTTTTCGAACATGCACCCGGCACTATACGACACATACAACCTGGACGCTTTACCATCCTTGGCGGTTTCGTTCTTCACTTTGGCTTCAAGTTTAAGAACCATGATGTCGCCATCAGTGTGGGTGAGCACGCCGTTGACATATTCCTGCCGCAGCCGCTGTGCGCGGTGTGGTATGGCAGCATTTGACACACGCTGGAACTCTGGAGCCATAAACTCCAACAGATTTCCAAACGTGTGCTGATACAAGTAATTCCCTAGAGTCAATGACTCGTCTATTACATGCTGCATCGTGCTGCGCGTACACGCGCTAATCAATGACAGGTGGAACCGTGTCACTGCCGCTTGAGTTTCCATGAACTCCCAAAGCCCCCTTTCTTGACAGACAGCTGGCAATTCGCCAACACCGTCCTCATAGTCTATGGGACCCAGGATGAGCCCGTGTCTGCTAGTGACGCCACTCATGTTGGTGGAGAGAGTTCTCAACACCTTAGTGTAGTTAGCATGCAACCAGTCATGCTCACAACCCCAACCAAGAAGGTCGGTGAACACAGAAACAAGAGTTTGCTGTGCGGATTGGAGCGCTTTCTGGTCGTCACGAGCACCGATCAGCCGCTTAATTCCTGCGGCGGCGTTATGCCCATTTGCATCATACTGCACAAATGCTGCACCGTTGGTCGTCCGGAATTTGAAAAATTCGGTACGATACCATCTGGGAGCAGCGGAATGTGCGGTTTCGAATGCCATAGGGCCGTTCACGCCAAGATCGGGTGTCCGGGCAACGCACCCGTCCCAGCTAGTTCCCTCACTCTTGACGACGACGAAATCGGTTCGGAGTTGGAAATCAGCTGGGGCCCCACAGTCGCCTGCGGGGACACGGGATGCGGAGCCCGGATTGACCGGGTTCTCCCCTGTAACTAGGGAGAGTTCGTAGACCTCGTTGTCCATTAGGGGCTCAACAATAGCGGGCATGCCAAGAAGGCGCCGCATATCAGAGTTGCCTTTGACGGCAGCACTGATAATGTACTCGTTCTGACGTACGAAGTACTCAATTGTTGGCAGGACATACTGAAGGTCTACCATGGGCCAGTCCTTCTGCGATAAAGAACTGGCGGCCGCTGGGGTGTTGGCACTCTGCTTGCCCGCCAACTTCCGGCGTAACAAGCGAATGAGAGGGACAAAGACAAGGTATTCTGTCTCGCGGAACGCATCAACGCCGTTCGCGAACGCAGGTATCACCTCCCTAGCCAGCACAGGCTCGACTACCACAGTCTCACCCTTCCCCTCCAACGTGGTATATGCCCCGGGTTTGATGGAGACGACGTTCTCCAATACAGTCCCCGGGACCACAGTTGCCTCATCACCAACAGGGCGAATGCGCCCGTCCCTGAGAACCAGTCCTTCCTGAGTCACGAAGACTTCGGAAGGCTGGGCGTCGACCAGTGCGGCTACTGGCTCAGGGGGAGGAAGCTCAGGTGCGGGAGTGTCAGGTGCTCCAGCTTGGACTGGAACCTTGGGTACACTCACCGCGGGAGCACCTCCGGAAGCACGCTCACAGTTGAGCGGCTTCTGGTGTTGGTGGTTGCGTGCCTCTTTTTGGGCGCGGCGACGACCGGCTTCTCGCTCGTTCGTCCCTTTGCCGGCCTTTGAGGTGGGGTGGTCGTCAGTGCCTGTCACCTCGCCGTTGGCTCCGTTGAGGTCGGAGTGAACGAGATGATGGTTGCTATCAGCATGGTCGCGGACTTGATAGAAATCAAAATCGATACCATCGTCGTGTCGTACCACACGGACACGGTAGGCCCTATGTCTCTCCGGTAAAAGAGAGATAACGTAGGCGAGTGCTGTTAGCAATGCAGCTGTGACGATACCCACTGCAATCTCAGGGATGTAAGATACATCATCAGAGTTGGTGGCTTCCCCATTGTTGCCGTTCAACGAAGGAGCGATCAGGGGATCAGCTCCGAGCAGTTCGAGAACGGCCATGTAGTCGGCAAATGTTAGCACTTCTACTGGCATTGCCTTCTGGTTGGCGCTTAAAGCGCCGTTTGCGGATACGGTGAATCCAAACTCACCCATCCCTGGCTCCGACTGGAGCCATCCATGCGCACCCTGCTCCAAGTGCGTTGTTGTTTCTCCGGAATCGCGATCCGGTGTCTCCTAGCCCAGTCTCGAGATGAGTGACTTGCCAATGTTCGTGAGAGCGCCAATCGCCACGGGGCGAAGGGACTCAGCAACGGACCTAAGGGCAGCACTCATCAACGCTTCAGAGCTGGCGTCGGGGTTGGC